CGTGACTGTCCCTAATGTTGCCGTTTGCGTTTGACCTGTGCTTGTTATATACGCCGTCTGATTGATGAAATTGAGTCCTTCCATTTGTAAAATATATGCTTGGTTTGCCGTTTGTGTTGTTGCCAACTGACTTATTGCTGTTGTTAAAAATATATTGAACTTCTTATATTTGTCCCACATGGAACGGCACGCCTGACGCATATTTACATTATTTAGAGTAAACTCCGTCGCACCAGCATTGATTATACCCAAATTGGTTTGCGATGTTGTGAGTCCAAAGGGATTGATAAACAGCGTTGCTTTTGGGACTTTGTAAATAGGTTTTATGAAAAACCCAATTAAGCCTCTGGGGTTACTTCCTGTAAATGTAAAAGCAAATGGGGCTGAGTTATCAAAGTTTTTTAAATTAATTGTAAGATTCACGTTGTCACCATCTTTTTTAAATTGAATTGGGGCGTAATTCCCATACATAATTGCTCCGTGTGTTGTTGAAGTAGTTGCGTAAATAATTGATCCTATTATTGGCGATTCCGTAGTCATTCCCAGTCTATCTGTGCTATTGCTATTCTTGGTCGCACTATTCACAAAATTGAGTCCATTCATTTGAAACAGACAAATCCTGGCATTTCCTGATAAAGTTCCAATCCCTACATTATTATTAAACGCCCATTGGATTTCAAAATCCTCGTGTTTATCCCAGAAATTACGGCACAAGCGTTTCATATCAAACGCAGCATAATTAAATTCTTTTTCGTCTGAACTTACTGTGCGACCCACTTGAGATGTTATTGATGGACTCAAATTGAAACCAAAAAAAGCACACTCATTCATCTCACCTGATATGACTGGTTCAAATACCAAGTGAAATGCTACATCAGTATAACTGTTGCCTGATGCTGCGACTCCAAAAGTGCCTATATCATCTGGATTTGTAATTGTAAAGTTTAAATTAACTATATCGGAAGATTTGCGGAAATTATAACTTTGCCCTGTATTTGTAATGTATTGATTTTGTGAGGAGGTTGTCTGGACATTAAAAACCGCAATTGCCACATAATTTTGACTCATTAACGCTGTATCATAATGGAGATTTTCCCAAGTAAGACCCGCCATATTGTAACAGATGACTCCGTTTGATGAGCCTGAAATTGTTGCTGTTCCCGCTGTTGCTGCCGACGCAACTTTCATACAAAACATATCATATTTATCCCACGCAGCACCAAGGACATTTCTCATATTGATATTTGAGAATGTGAAGTCTGATTTTGTAGCATTAATCGTACATTGATTTGTTGTTGAACTTGTTGATAATATCAATGATCCACTTTCACTAAGCATTTATATTATCACTATATTTTATTCTTTGATTCCCACAACGGCAAATGACAAACTAAATTGATTCATTTGCGAATTGAGTGCCGTTCCTCCACTATTTACAGTAAAGAGTTGAAACGCTAAATCTACATTCTCCGATTCAGGTTTTCTAAAGCTGATTAAACTGTCAGGCACCGCAAAACTATCACTGTCTGCCGATGAGGCTGTTGTATATCTGAATATTGGTGTATATGCTACACTTTGCGAAAATGAAGGTGTTGTAGTTGTGCTTAAACAATTAATAAATTGGAGTCCTTGTATTTGGAAAAACATAAAACGCTGGTTTGAGCTTAGTGTTGTTGACGTATTTCCTACTCCAACATTCGCACAAACCAAATTGAACTTATCATATTTATCCCACATCGTCCCAATAATGCGTCGCATATTTACATTTGTGAAAGTAAAAGTGGTAAATGTTGAGTTCATAGTTCCAAATGCATTTGTCGCACCTGCCGACAAGATTTGCGTTGTTAATGTGAAGTTTGCTAATTCATTCTGATACAAATAGTTGAATGGGTTTTTATAAATCTTATCTTTTTGGAATGGTGCAAATGTCAAGAAAAAAGTATGAAGCGACAAAGTTGGAATTGCGGCATCATCACGCACAAATGATATAGTGAGTTCTATTTTTGCGTTATCTGGTTTTATCATCACAAACTCTTGTGTATTAGCATTTTTTCCACCGACACTAAAGGAGTCATTCTGTTGGACTGTTTGACTGAAAATATCAACTGCCGTGTTAAATCCTGCTGGTTTGCCTTGATACGACGCTGGTATCAGATTTAATCCATTTACAAATAGCGTGTCAATACCTATGCTTCCTGTTCCCTGATTTACAAACCCAAAATATACTTTGAACGCCTCATATTTTTGAAACATTGATTCGCCTAAAACCAATCGCAAATCTACAAAAAATGTGTATTCAGTATTGGCGGTGTTTCGGATTCCGATTTGTGTTTGTGTGGTTCCTATATTTGCTCCATAGAGCCATAATTTCGCTACTTCTGTTTGCATGCTTATTATAATAACTGAATATTTTATTATGATATGATTACTCTACTTGTTGCTTAATGCTTCCGTTTTTGTTTTGTAAAGTTCTCTACGCTTGGCATTGATTGCGTCTTTGTTTGCTTGGTATCTTGCTAAACTATAGGCATTTACGTGTTCTCTATTTTTCTCAGTCCATTCACGCTTTAATTCCGCTCTTTTCTCTGGGTTATTTTCACGCCACTCTTTCGCTTGTTGTTTTTCACGCTCCTTAACATCAGGATTTTCACGCCACTCTTTCTTTTTCTGTGCTATTATTTCGGCATTCTCTGCTTCATATTTTTTGCGAACTTCTTTTGCTTGTTCCTTATCTGTATATGCTCTCCTTGTATTCAAAGTTGGTTTCAATTTGTCTATCCATTCTTGCTCGGTTTGGCGTTGTAAATGACGCTCACATCGTGCCACTAATTCACAAGTCCAATTTTCAATGCCTCCATTTTCACGGATAAATACATATAAAGGATTATTATGATTTTGACGATTTGAATTATTACAATCTTTTTTGTGAGTGTAAAATCTTGATTGGGCAGATACAGCAGACCCAACATAAAATTCAGTTATTTCAGGGTTTTTACAACAGAGTTTATAAATATCAGATATATTCATATTTATAAATTAATTAGTGAGTAGTCTTTAAGTAGTTTGAATTAGAATATTGATGAGGTGAATACACTCGCTCAATACCTCGCATAGCAAACGCCATTTTCGTACACTAGCACCTGATCATAATTCGCAAAGGCAGTTTGGAGAATAGTAACGTTTCCAGCAGGAGTGAAATTCGCAATATAGAATATATCTGAAGTGTTGGTATTGGTTCCAGAAAAGATGCTGGCTTTATCAGCATTCTGGTAAATCTCCATATCAATACCAATAACGAATGAACCTGAGTCAAGAAGGGAAGCATCACTAGCGCTGGCAATAGTATTGGGAACATCTAATGAGTAACTAACCAAATCAATAGAAGGTTGTAAACTCAAATCGGCAAGAGAACCAAAGCATTTAACCGCCTCAGAATAAAATTCAGGGACAATCGTAGGAGCAGAAGAAGGTAGCACTTCCGAACCCACTCTGAAATTATAACTGGTAAGACCATATTTACAGTGAGAGTTGGGATATAACCCATCAGCACCAACAGAGGTTCTTGTGGCTACAAAGATACTCTTAAGGGACGAAAACTTGGCTGGAATGGCCGTAGACACTTGAGTTCCGGCAGTTGTGATTGCGGCACTGTTAGTATAAGACCTGAAAGAAGGCAAGACCATTTGCATTGGCGAAGAAGAACCTGCTTTAATTGCCGAAACAGCGCTATCAGGGAGCTCTAAGAATTCTCCACAGTAATTTACACCAGTAACCGCAAATGTTTGAGCAGTAGCACTTCCAGCAAGAGACATCAAACTTGTGACTACGGACGCTTTCAAAACAATTTCAACACGGAGGGGAGCAGCAGTCATCTCCCAAAGAGGTAGGTATTTATCACCTGCTAAAGCACCAACCATTGAAACCAAATTGATAGCAAAAGGCACAGTAGTGGCAGCAGTAGTAACACCAGTAGTAGCACCACGATTTACACCTCTGACGATAGTTCCTGAGGTAACATTGTATTGAGGATTTGTGGCACTGGTCACAGCAAGGCGCCCCTTAACAGTATCATCAGATGCCTGGAAATCGTATAAAATTTTCGCCAACTGGGCGTAGTTATCAATATCTTCAAGTAAATTGGAACCGTGGAACACACGGATTCTTTGAATGAAACCGTGAACACCAGCAGACTCAAAGGTAGCAGCGGTGGCGTTCGCCGTCGAACAAGATAAACTGAGGGTGCCTCTCAAATAAGACTCAGAGGGAATAAGAGCAGTATTATTTCTTGTGGGAATATTTATCGTAATTGTGTCATTTGGAGAAAAACTGGATCCACCTTGAGGTTGGATTTGGGTCAAATATCTGCGTGCTGGGGCAGACTCAACCTTGGATTGAAACTTGAGATTAGCAGGAATCATTTATAAATTAACAAGAGATAAAAAAATAGATTTAAAATAATTAAAAATCTATTTATTTGCCTTAATATCTTGAGTTTATCGCTTCAAAACATTTCTTTCTAAACCTGCCGAAACTTTTCTTGTTAATGCTTCCTCAACTTTTCTCATAGCAGGTCTCATCAATAGTGGTATTTTACTGCCAATTCTATTCTTGCCAAGGGGCATTTTAAATCCCATCATAGCGCTACCAAGTGGTTTTTTATATCCAATCATTTATAAACTATATCAATATTTTATTTCTCTCTACTCAGTAAATTTAACACAATCCAATTGGAGCGTCATTTGGTATTGCACCCCATTCATCTCAACGAGTCTATTTTCATTATCCAAAATGCGAATCTGAATTTGGTCTAATTTATTGACATATAAATTTGTCCTAAAGTTGTTATTATTTGTATAAGTAATTATGCTGAATGGCGCCACATATACTGGAATTGTCGCTAAAATATTATTATTATACGCTTGTGC